GATCAAGTAAACGCAATAAGCCAGCTTATGGGTAGTGATAAACGAGTTCCTACGCTGTATGATGTACCCCAAATTAAGGAAGCGACAACCGGTAATTTTATGGATAAAGGTGCGCTAAGACAGGCAGTTAGACAGGGGGGTGAGTTTTTATCCCCCATTTGAACATAGGCTTGCTCCCAAATCACTGTACCTAGACTGTACCAAATGGCTGGAAACCCCTGAATTAACTACATAAGTTCCCTATCAGTAATAAGATTAGTTTTACCTATTTCGTTAATTATCAACCACTTAGCTACATCCTGTTCTGTACCTAAGTGTACCTAACCCTTTTATTTATCACCATTTCACACTATACTGTGGTTTCATTCTGTACCAGGTGGTGTACCAAATGGGTGTCATACAAAAACGCGAAGGCCCGCAAGGAATAACCTATCGAGTTTTAATTCGTAAGAGTGGTCACAAGGCTGTCAGCAAAAGTTTTAGCAAGAAAGCTCTTGCAAAAGAGTGGATGTCAAAAACTGAATTTGAGCTTGATCGTGATTTATATCGGAATGACAAAGCGACGCTCAAAGAAACAATTGATCGTTACTTTAGAGAAGCTCACAGCATAAAACCGTTTGGCGCGTCAAAAAAATGGACCCTAGAGTTGCTGAGTGACCGATTAGGTCATTTAAAGCTTACCGAACTGACGAGTAAGCGGCTGCAAGCCTATGCGGTTGAGAGGTCGCAAACTATTTGTCCGGCGTCTATTAAAATTGAAATGCTTTACATTGGTGGCGTGCTGTCAGCCGCTGAGTCCTTGTGGGGCGCAAAGCCTAAAATTCAAGATTACAAAAACGCAATGCTGAATCTAAAACAGCTAGATGTGATAGGCAATAGTGAAGAGCGAACAAGAAGAGCCTCGGATGCAGAACTGTCACTTATAAAAGATAACGTCATCGACGGATCACCTGTTCCTGATTGGGTAGATTTTGCCGTTGCCACCGCAATGCGGCGCGGCGAGATTGGCTCTCTCCTTTGGAATGATTTAAGCGAAGATGGGGAAAGCATAATAATTCGAGAGCGCAAACACCCACGTAAAAAGAAAGATGAGGTTGTGCCCTTACTCCCGGCGGCTAGAGACGTTATCGCAAGGCAAGTTCGAGAAGATTCAAATAGAAAAATCTATGTCGGTAAAGGCAAAAATAAGAAATTGGTCAATGCGTCTGAAGTTATATTTCCACAAAATTCTCAGAGTGTAGCTCAAGCTTTTAAAACTGCATCTAAGCGTTGCGGCATTGAGGATTTGCGGTTTCACGATCTTCGCCACGAAGCAATCTCGCGTTTGTTTGACGCGGGTCTTGACTCAATGATCGTTGCAGTCTTCAGCGGCCACAAAGATATCAATATGCTTCGGCGGTATACACACCCTGACGCACAAAAAATATTAGCAATGATGGCACCTAAAAAACCTTAAACGCGTTTGATTATCATTGACATTCATTATAAAAGCGTATAGGTTAATACACTAATAGATAACAAATGTTAAAATTTTTAACGCGGTTTAAGCTGCTCAATTAACTCTTTGAGATAAAACTCAGCTTTAAGCAAGTCATTCATTTGCTGTTGAGCGTCATCTGTGTGCTTGTGACGCCAGCGATGGAGATACTTTTTGATGTTACCTTCGAGGAAATACTGGTAACCGTCACCCAAGGAGTCTTCGAGGTATCTCAAGCACTCAATAGACCCAAAGGTGTAGTGACCTGGGTTATTAACTTCTTCATTCTTTTCAATTTTAATCAACGACATTATATTGTAAATCCATTTTTAAGTTGTAATTAAAGTCATTCCTAACTCTCGCTTCTGGTCGAAAAATGCAGCCACGACTGCCTTATCTGCGACTCTCTTCTTACCTAGCTTATAGGTAGGGATTGGGAAATTTTCCCTATGCACTGAATTGTGCAAGCCCTTAACCGACATACCTAAAAGGTCTGCGAGTTCGGGCATTTGGTAGTATGGTCTGTCCATTTATATTTCCTTTTCTTTTCTGTTAACTATGTATGTTTTACTTTTTTTAGCGTGCTCTGCGGCTATGTCTTCTGGAATTTCTATAAAGTCATAACACACATCGGCGTCTTCGTATTTACAGGCGCAAACCGACACTACACCTTTGGACTGCGCTGTTAACTTAAACTCTTGTCCTTTTTCGATCTTACTGACCGCCGGATAGACACTGTATTTCCGTATGACGCCATCGTTTATCACTGTTACATCAGACGTATCATTACTGTCGCGATTAAATGCAACGGTGCCTCCGGCCTCAAAAACAAAACTAACAAACGCATACAAACTAGCGTCTTGCTTCTTAGATACTTCACGGTAAGAACTGACTTGTTCTTGATCCGATCCCATGTTGAGCCAAATATACTCAACGTCTAAAATCTCCGCTAATTTCTTCACAGCGTTCGGTCTCGGCCTTGTCTCTCCAGCCATCCACTTTCTCACTGCTTCCTGACTAACGCTCATTAACTTTGCGAGAGTCACTTGTTGCCCGTGACCATACTTTGGGATTAACGTGCTTTTATTGCACGCATCCACTAATCTATCTTTAAAGGTATTCACTTTATCCACCGTATCTATTTATTTATTTAATTAATTATTTATTTATTCATTCATTAATTTAACAATAAACGTCTCCGATGTACGACACAAACCGCGCTCCACCACAACATTTGGGTCGTTAAGAACCCTGCGGCTGAAACAGCGTTGTAATAATAAGTTTCCATATGTGTATTCATCGCTTAATTCTGCCACTGCAAATACAACCTGTCAACTTTTTGTTGTTTTTAATCCCTTAACAAAATCTAGCAACGCGTTTTGTCCGTCCTCTTTTTGCATCAATGTGTCCAGTACACGGGTGTCAGCGGTGTTTTTAGACAGTATATAAATGACGCGCACCGGCTTAGTTTGCCCTTGCCTGTGCAAGCGTGCATTGAACTGCTGGTATAACTCCAGTGACCAGTTCAGACCAAACCACACTATCACGCTGCCACCTTTCTGTAAGTTCAGCCCATGACCCGCACTTGCTGGGTGGCAGAGCATCACGGGTATCTCACCACGGTTCCATTTGTCTATTGTTTTTGGGTTCTTGTCGAGAACAACCGCCTTTGGAATGGCCTTTTTAATTTCAGCTAAATCTGACTTAAAGTTGTAAGCAACCAGCAATGGCTCCGTTGAGGTGTCTGCGATCTCAACTAACGCCTCTACCTTTTTAGAATGCATCAGCTCATAGCCTTCTTCGGTGTAAATGCACCCGTTGCTTATCTGCAATAACTTGTTGATTTGTACCGCCGCATTAACCGCCAGTATCTCACCAGCCTCATATGCAATAATGAAGTCACGCTTCATATCGGCATAGGCTTTTCGGGCTTTAGGTGGCAGCTCAACACTCACGTTAACGTCTAAGCGATCCGGCATCTCAAGGTAGTCTTCGCTAGACATACGAAGTACAACGTCTCTTACCGCACGATAGATGGCGTTAACTCTGTCCTTTTTAACAGCCCACTGGTTCCACGCCGGGTTACCAATTAACTGGCAATACTTCTCTAAAAACTTGCCTCTGGTGTTCTGTAATCGCTTGCCCTTATCGAGCAGATAAATCTGAGGCCACAGCTCCATTAGGTTATTTGGCGCTGGTGTCCCGGTAAGCTGCACCATGCGATCTATTTTTCCAAGCACTTTACGCAAAGACTTCCAGCGTTTACTGCTGTGAGATTTAAAGCTACTCGACTCATCGATCACCAGCATGTCGTAATGCCACTTTTGGCCGAGTAACTCGACAAGCCACGGAATGTTCTCTCTGTTAATAATGTGGATCGGTGTCTTTTCAAAGACAGCGGCTTTGCGCTTTGCGGGGCTTAAACCCGCTAAAACAGTGTATTTTAAGGCGCTTGTGTGTTCCCAGAGGTGTATCTCTGTGGGCCAAGTGTGTTTTGATACGCGTAGGGGCGCAACAATTAGCACCTTTTTAACCTTTTTGGCTGCAAGTAAATCCGATAAGGCGGTGAGGGTGGATATCGTCTTGCCCAAGCCCATGTCGATCCAAAGGGCTGCAACCTTTTTCTTTTTAACAAAGTCCACGGCCTTAACTTGGTAGTCGTGTAAATTTGATCTGTCTAACATAAGATTTCTAAACCCTGTCGAATGTTATCGACAACATGCACATGAAAACCAACATCTTTTAGTCGGCGATGAATGGCAAGCTGGTAGGGTGTTGGCTTTTTGTCTGGCGCTTTAAATTCTATAATCACAAGCTCACCATCTTTAAAATATATCCGGTCTGGCACACCACGCTGGGAGGGTGACACCCATTTGAACGACAGCCACCCCCTTGCCTTTGCAATTTCACTAACCTTGAGTTCAATGTGCGACTCTCTCATAAGTTGCTTTATCTACCTTCGGTTGTATTTAAACGCGAGTTTAAAGTTACCCACGCTTTTGCCGCTGTTTGCGGCACTACTCCGTTTCCCAACATCCTAATTCTGTCCACCCTGTCGGGACACCCATCAACCACTCGACCCACGTTGGGTTCAATTTCCCAGTGTGATTTTCGTGTTTTTCCACCGCATCCCTTAACTTTGCTCCGTACCACGGGCTGTTCGGGTCTTTGCTGTGCTTCGATCGCCACTGACCGCTCACCAACTCTGTCGGGTAATTTCCCCCTGTCACATCGAACACCGTTGCTGTCGGCCAAGATGCTGGCTCTTGCATGACTTGCGCTCTCAGATAGCCCTTTTTTAAGTCGTGAGGGGTGCCACAACTCATCGGCCTCATGTTTGGGTTGTAGCTGTCCGACGTGTTCGGAGTTGCCCAAGATATAGACTCGCTTTCTTTGGTGAGGTGCGCCAACTTCACGCGCACTGAATATTCCCCACGCGCAGACGTAACCAAGGCTTTCCAAGTCGCTAATGACTTCTCTGAGTCCAAGGCTGATGTGGCCTTCGACGTTTTCAAAGAAGCACTGAACAGGTCTAATTGATTCGATGTGTCGCCTAATGTAAGGCCACAAGTGTCTAGGGTCGTCTGCTCCTTTTCTTTCCCCTGCTGCACTGAATGGTTGACACGGATAGCCGGATGTAAGGAGGTCAACTTTGTCTCGAAAAGGCTCCACTGGCAGGGTTTTAAGATTCGACCAAATAGGTGCGGGTAAAAGCTCCCCTGCTTCCATCTTGTTTGCCAGGTTCGCAATCGCGTAGGCTTCGATTTCGCTAAAAGCGATGACTCGATGTTTAAACCCGGCAAGGTCAAGTCCTCTTTCGATGCCACCATATCCTGAGCAAAATGAGAGGACAGTGGGTAGTTCTTTGGTAGTATCCACATTATTATTTCCTATATCGTTTAGATTCGTAACCTTCCGCTGTGACCGGAAGACCTTTTGCCCATTCGGGAAGCTCACACATCAACGCCTCAAACTCAGCCAAACTGCCGTGGTCATTCGGAACGTCGCCAATAATTTCATCGTGAACGTGCAGAACAACGGGGTAGTTAGCATCCTCTAATCGGAGAACGGCTTCGGCTAAAATGTCACGGGCTACCGCTTGAGTGATTGATTGAACTAGTGAGCCGCCATACGCTTTAATCTGACCCCATTTGTGGATGTGGTTGTTCATCCCCTCATACACCAGCTCAACGCCTCTGTCGCTTGGCTGTATCTTGGCGTTTGGGAATGAGAGGATGCGCTTGGAAGGTAGCTTGAATAATAAGTCACCATTCACCAGCTTGAATGAGCCTTTGCACGTTTCAAACTCTGTGCCGTAGCTCACTGCGTTCTTTGCAGCTCTCTCAACATCCGACCAAAGCTTAACGATGTTAGGGTTGGCCTCTCGCCAATCGTTGCGTATTGTCAGCGCCTGACTCTCTGTTACTTCAGCACCATAGGCTTCGGACATTTTCTGAAATGCTTTAACACCCCCTTGGTAACCTAGTGCCAGTGTTGCCACCTTGCCAACAAATCGTTGGTCGTAATTAATATCGCTGTACGCTATTCCGTACATGTTTGACGCCGTTGCTTTATAGATGTCTCGACCTGATCGGAAGACATCAAGAACGTCTTCACTGTCTGATAGCCACGCTAAAACTCTCGCCTCAATGCTTGAGTAATCTGCAACCACTAACCTGTTGCCGTCCGAAGGTATCAGCATCCCGCGTAAGCACGACGCCAATGCATCCATAGGATCACCCTTGATCACTTTAGGATCACGCTGACGCATCAGCTCAATCACTGCATCGACATCATCAACATTGGGGCGTGGAAGGTTTTGAGGTTGGAAGTGTCTGCCCACCCAGCGTCCAGTAGCAGCCCCGTGATAAGTCAACACGCCATGCGCTCGACCATCTTGTCCGAGGCACTTCAACATAGCCTCAAACTTTTTAGTGCTGGTGCGGCTCAGTGACTGACGTATTTTTAAAAACTGTTTGACAATCTTTGTCGCAGATGGGTCATCTAATGCCTCGGCAATAGTTGCCTTGTCATAGGCTTTTAGCTCATAACCCTGTTCTGCAACCCATGCGGTTGCTTTGGCTCGACTACCGGTTGAGTCCATCTGCCCGTTTGTAATTTCGTAAATCTTTTTGTTACACCGGACAGTGTGCTGCTCAATAATATTAAGAGCATTTTCTATGCTTTCTTTATCAAGTCGAACACCTCTCCAGTTAATAACTTGATCGGTAATCCACACGTCAACTTCTAAGCCTTTGAGGTTTCTAAGCCGTGTCCGTATCTCTCGCTCTGCCACTACATCTTGTATGCAGTAGTCACATAATTCTTTAAACATATCCGGTTCTTGTCTGCGCTCACCACGGTAGGGTTTGCACAACCGCTGTATTAATAATTTACCGCGTTTAGATTTCACATCATCGCCACTCAAGCCTAGTGCATCACCACACTTTCCCAATGCACGGGGGTAAGCTTGTGCGGCTGCAAGGGCTGCACTGTCACGCCACTGCGCTATCGGAATAGACGGCCACCCAAGCGTTTGATTCCAAATCGACATCTCAAAAAAGCTGTTCCATGCCCACACCGTTGCGCCTTGCTCGATCAAGTCGAAGAGCCTTTGCGGAGGAGGCATGCCTGGTGTCCAAAGGGTAGGGGACTCGTCGCCTAGCGCCCACGCCAAGCACAACACCTCGGTGGTATCATGATCGGCGTAAGCGTAAGCTCCAGCCTTAAAAATGTCGCACTCAGAGTAAGTCTCAAAGTCCATTGTTATATTCATATGATGGGTTTCCGCAACCACTTTTGACTTAGACTAAGCACAATGGGGTTTTGCTTTTTCTTCCATTGGGTTGGTCTATTGATTTCACGCTTTTTTGGTAAAAGGTCATCGTCTGTTATGACTATGCCGTGACCACGAGCGCGTTTCATGCCCATCCTATTTTTCAAAATACGATATGAAATCCCCGCTTGCTGGGCAATCTCACCGACAATTACGTCTTTCATGTAGTGTTCAGGAAATCGTTCACCGACGTAGGTGTAGCTCAAGCGCGGTTTCATAGTCACTCCTTAACTTAAAAAGTCGTCTTCGGCTTCAACATCTGCGTCTTGCTCGGATGAAATGTCATCAAAAACGGTTTCTGTTTTTATCCCGCCAGCGCCAAAGGTCTCGCCGTCTTTGACAAACTGTAAGGCGTTCAGATTACAGGCGACCCGTTTGCCCCACTTGTTGTCCATTACCCACAACGAAATCGCCGCATTGACGTAGCACCCAGCGTAAGGTCGTTCATCTTCCTCAACTAAGGGCGTTCGATCTCTATCAATAATTTGTGGTCGCAGTCTTGAAGCACAGCTAATAAACATTGCGTTTTCATAGCCGTCGTATGACTTAGAGTTCCCGTCACTAAAACAGGTGGCTAAACCATTAGGGATTTGACCTTTAAACGCATCTAATGCGGCTTCCTTAATTGCCTTTTTAAACGACGCGATTTGTGCCTTGTCGCTTTCTTTGTCTAACAAAAGATTGCAACTAAACTTCGGCGCTTGGCCTTCATTAAAAGCTTTAGGAGTCCAAATCTCGGGGAAAGACAGTCGTGCATTTTTAATCATTATTACGCTCATTTATTTATTCCTTTATGTCTGAAAAGTATGTGGCAACGTCGGGCTTAATCGCTGGTCGAGGGTCACTCTCCGGCGCAAGACTTGGTTTGCCTTCGGGTTTAAAGCAGAGTTCGGTAACCTCTGCGGCTCTCGCTTTCCCAAGCAATTTCTCTGCTTGAGCTGGCGAAATGAGTTTGCTACTACGCGATTCGTCGCCCAGTAACTTAATTAAGTGTGTTTCTGCGTCTTTCTCATTGACCCACTTTCGTTGAGATCGACCCTGCACAAGTTTGTAGCCGTCTAAGATGCCGCCATCAAAAAGAATCCTCTGTGCGTGCTGTTGAACACCTCGCGCCCAACCAATCAGCGCATCCATCTTAGGGACGAGCTTAGATATCTCATCGGCGGTGAGGGTGTG